TAAAAAATGATGATTTTAGACAAATTATAAGGATTGGTTTGGGTGGGAAAATGCGAATAGAATTACCGGTATTAGAATTAAGGCCCTATCAGGCTGAGGCTTGGGATTATCTGATGGCTCACGATACCAAAAAATCATTTATGCTTTGGCATAGACGAGCCGGCAAAGATTTGTTTGCGCTTCAGTACATAGTAGCAAAGGCCCTTGAGAGAATTGGTAACTATTGGTATTTATTGCCTCAACAAAATCAGGTAAGGAGAGCTATTTGGGAGGGTATTACATCAAAAGGTATAAAATACCTTGATATGATACCTCCTCAATTAGTGTATAAACGCAACAACTCTGAGATGAAGTTAATACTCAGGAATCCGGCAAAACCTACAGAGCCGGGTTCAATAATCTCTTTTTTGGGTGGTGATAATTATGATGCGCTTGCCGGTTCAGGTATTGCCGGTGCGGTTGTATCTGAGTTAGCACTTCAGAAACCTAACCTATATGATTTAATCTTAGAGCCTATGCTCAAAGAAACAAATGGGTGGGTAATGTTTAATACAACGCCTCGTGGTGAAAATCACGCAAAAGAGATGTGGGATTTTTTAGAGAGAAACCCTAAGTACTTTACATCAAAGAAAACTATTGAAGATACCGGCGTTGTAGATCCGGCTGATTTAGATGAGGAACGTGAGAGAGGTAAGCCTGAGGAGATTATTCAGCAGGAGTATTATGTGAGCTTTGCCGGTGCTATTTATGGTGCATACTATGCAGATATGATAGCAAAATTTCACGAAAATTATGGGTTAGTGCCTTATAATCAAAATCATCTTGTGCATACTATGTGGGATTTAGGTGTTTCAGATAGTATGGCTATTTGGTTTGTACAGTATATTGATAACTATGTAAATGTAATAGACTACTATGAAAATCATACCTATTCACTGGGCCATTATGCTCAGGTGGTACTTGATAAGCCGTATAACTATGCCGGCCATCACTTGCCGCACGATGGTGTACAGCGACAGCTAACGCCTACAGAAAAGGCTATGAGTATTCAAAATCAGCTTATACAGCTTGGCCTGAAGAATGTAGATGTAACGCCTCGTACAAATGATGTATATGCAGATATTCAATCGGTAAGAGGTATTTTGAGCCGGTGCCGGTTTGATATGGCTCACTGTAAGGATGGTGTAATGGCTCTGAAGCAATACCGTAGGGAGTTTGATGAGAATAGAAAGTGTTTTAAGAATACGCCTTATCACGATTGGACCTCTCACGGTGCAGATGCTTTTAGGCTAGTGCCTATAATTGAGCGTAAGATAAAAGGTGCAACAGTAACAAGAAAGGTTAAAGAATGGAACGGAAGATTTTAAAATGGGCTAAGTTAGCTCAAGATGAATTAAAATGTTTTAAAAACCTAGATGAAACGGTGGCTTATGTAGAAAAACTGGCAGAGTTAGGAATGGTACATATTGAGGAGCTATCAGATGAGCGTGGTGTGGTTGCTTATATGATTGTGCCGGACTTCAGAGGTAATATGTTATGCTCAGAATTATTTATGTATATAAAGCCTGAATATCGTGGAGATATGAGGCTTTTCAATGAGGTTATTAAGATAATGGAGCAAGCGGCAAAAGAAAACAGTTGCAAATTTGTTACTATTGGCGCTAATATAGGGTACAGAGATGATAAACTTTTAAGGATATTATCTCATTATGGGTATAAACCTGATACGGTAAAAAAGGAGATATAAATGGCGGCAATATCAACAGCAGTAATAGCCGGTTCACTCTTGGCAGGTACAGCATACTCTATTTATTCAGGTCAACAGCAGATGAAAATGGCTAAGAAGCAACAGAGGGCTGAAAGAGAGCAACAGGCTCAACAACAAAAACAGATAGCAGAAGAACAGGCAAACGCTCAAAAGGAAAGACAAGGCCTTTTAGCGGCTCAACGCTATCAAATGGGTTATGATAACAGTTATTCAACCTCAGGTACATCATCTGTAGGTAGAAGTTTAACAACAGGTGAAAGTACTCTCGGATGATAGTAAGAAAGTATCAGCTAGGTGATGAGAACGGTATAGAGTTTACTGATGTTGCCTCTAAAGAGTGGGGTGATGAAGATGATGAGTTTGCTTTAGACTGTTTGCATAATTACGAAAGCTATACTATTATTGACGGTGAGTACAAAAATGTATGTTGTTTTATACCTCTTGAAGATGGATCTGAGTATGTTTATTTTGTTAAAGATAGGCGCTCAAGCCCGCTTGTAATGAAATATTATAAGCAGATTTTAGATAAGAAGTCTTGTAAGGTATGGAGCTATGCTCAGCCCGGTCAAGATAAAATGCACAAATTTTTTGGAATGGTTAAAACTGGTTTTTATGGAGATTTAGAAAAATGGGAAAAGTAAAGAAAGCAGTGAAAAAAGCAGTATCAAGCGTTAGTCACGCTGTAGGTAACGTTGTACACGATACCGGAAAGGCTGTAGGAAAAGCGGTTAATCAAACCGTCAAAGTTGCAGACAAAGTGGTAGATAAAGGTGTTGAAATTGGTAAGAATGTTGCAAACTCATCAATTAAAAGCATTACAGACTTGGCAAAAGGAGATATTGTAGGTAGCTTAACAAATATAGCAAATGTGGCCTCAGGTGGAACTGTGGACCTTACCGGTAGAAATCAGGGCGTTGTAAATGTCAATACAAAAAAGTATATTGCAAAAGCTATGGGTGCAGGTGATTTAGGAGCCTCAGGTGTAGGCTCTGTAGCTGTACCGGTAACAACATACAAAAAAGGAAAGTCGGGCCTTGTAACTCAGCTAAGAAAAGGCAAAGGCAGTGTTGGCGGTGGCTCTTATTCAGAAATAGCCAAAAATCCTTTAGGTGGTTCATCAGGTAAGACAGGAAAGTAATATGAAAAAGACAGCAAAACAGATAATCAGAGATTGCGACAAGGCTTATCAGAAAAAAGGCAAGTGGGATAACCTCTATAAAGAAGTCTTTGAGTATATGATGCCAGCTCGTGATATTGAAAAATCACCGGGTGATGATGTTGAAAATCGTATTTATTCATCAATCGGTGAACAATCAGCAGATAGGTTTGTTGATAGAGTTCAAAACATCTTAACGCCTGTAAATGTTGACTGGATTAAATTTGAGGCCGGCTATATGATAAAGCGGCAAAATGAGGGTAACGTAACAGAGGTAAATAAAGAGCTTGATAAGGTGGCTGAAATCTGTAACGTATTCAAAAACACCTCAAACTTTGATGTATCGGCAACAGAGTTTTATTATGACTTGATAGCCGGTACGGCTTGTTTGCTTGTCTTAGAGGGTACTTATGAAAATCCGTTAAGGTTTATAACTGTACCTATTAAAGAATTGGCTATTGCAGAGGGTATTTTTGGTGAAGTAGGTGAGGTTTATCGTAAGTTCAAGATGAAATCTGAACTTATTAAACGTCAATGGCCGGATGCTCAATATGATGATGACAATGGGTATGAAGATACAAAGGAAAAACAGCTTATAGAGAGTACATACTATGATTATGATAAAAAGGTATGGCACTATACCGTTATTCTTAAAGAGGGTGAAAAAATCCTTGTTGAACACGATTATAAGGCTAATCCGTTTGTAATATTGAGATGGACAAAGTGTAGCGGTGAAGTATATGGCCGTGGTTTAGGCTTAAAATCTATTAAAGATGTTAAAACTCTTAATTTGATTATGGAATACTCGTTAAGAGCTTTGGCGTTTACAATACCTGTATTTATTGCTCAGCAAGATGCAAGTTTTGATCCTGATGATTTTGTGCTTAAACCGGGTGCGTTGAATATGGTGCCTAGTACAGCGACAAACAATCCAAGTGTAACTCAATTACCAGTAAATGTTACTCACGATATAACAGCCTATCAGACTGAACGTATGGAGATGAACATTAAACGTAATATGATGGATAGCACTATACCGAATGATCCTAATAGAGAGATAACAGCAACAGAGATAGCAGAGAGAGCTAACGAATTAAAAGCTATTCTTAGCAACTCTTACGGCCGTATTATGAATGAGCTGTTATACCCTCTGATAAGAAGAATTGTAGAGGTGCTTCAGTATTTTGGATATATCGGTGATGATATTGATGTACGCTCATTTAATGGTTTTGGTTATACAATCGTAGTAAATACTCAGTTAGCTAATCAGCAATCACAAACAGAGGTACAAAATACAATCAATGCGCTTCAGTTATTGTTTAGTTTAGATCCGCAAGGTCAATATGCTATGAAGTGCGTTGATATGAATAAGGCTGTACCGTTTATCTTAGAAAAGATGGGAGTACCTAAAGATATGATTAACTCACCTGAAGAAATTGCCGCTTTGCAACAACAAGAGGCTCAGCAAATGGCTGAGGCTCAAGATGTAGAAACAGAGCGACAAATAGCAGTATCAAATGCAATAGAGAAAGGAAAGGCAGATGCCAAAGAAAGAAGATGAATTGATAACAATGGATAATGATTTTAACTTCAGAATATCAATGTTTCAAAAAGTTTTTGGTACAGATGAGGGAAAGCAAGTCTTAGATTATTTAGGGCGTGTATGGAGCTTACCTGTACCAAGTTTTAACCCTCACTCTGATTATTGGATGATGGGTAAATATAGAGCATACCAAGAGATATGCAAACTTGTTAATACACCGTTAAAGAAAGGAAAAAATAATGATTGATGAAGAAGTAGAATTAAACGGCGATGATGCAGATGATGCTATTGAGAATGATGCAACGGTAGATGGTGCAGACACTCAAGAGCAAGAATTTACACCGCCTGAGGGTATGGAGGCAGAGCTTTACGAAAAAGGCGCTCTTAGTGCTGATAAAGTCAAAGAGCGTATTGAGGCCCTAAAATCTGAAGTACAGAGTGCTAAGACAAATGAGGCTAATATGCGTAAAAAGCTCTCAACAAAAGGTACTGTACCTGAAAAAGTAGAAGATTATGGCGAATATACCCCTGATGAGGCTTATAAAGAATACTATGAAAATGAGGACTATAAAGAGGGTTTAGAGGCTAACTTAAAAGCTATTGATAAACTTGCTTTTGATAATGGTATGACAAAGGACCAGTGTAAGGCTGTAAAAGATGCTTTTAATAAGCTGATTGTTGAAAATGGTATTGTTGAAGATAAGGCAACTATTGAGGCCCGGAATCAAGAATATATCAAGGCTGAAATGGAAAAGTTAGGCAAAGATGCTGTACAGGTTATTACAAAGAACGTTGAATTTGTAAAGAACGATAACCGCTTTAACGAAAACGAAAAAGAATTTTTGTTAAATATGATGGATACAGGTGGTGCAGTAGCCGTAACTATTGTAAATAAGATGCGTTTAGGACACGGTGGGGAGTTTGCCGG